CCAATATATGTAAGTGCATCTTATCTCGTGGCCACATCTTTGCTATTTCTGATGCAATAAATGATCTTTTAACATCTTCTAAAGGACCTGTTCCAAGAGCAGCTGCTCCCATTGCTACGCCACCGATCCTAGTGTGCCATTCACTTGGTATCTCATTCATTAAAGCTTCATACCATCTTAAATAGGTCTCTACATCGTTACCTTGTAAGATAATATATGGCTCACAGCTACTCTCTTCTTCATCAAATATTTCTAGTTGTCTTTTAACATTTTGGCCAGTTTTTTTAGCATAGTCTAAATAGTTTTCGTGATCAAAGATTCTGCCTTTAACATCGTTTCTTTCTGAACGGTCTCCTGTTAGTATTACAGGTATTTCATCAAAGCACATACCTACATTGGCTCCTTTAGCCTGATTCCTATATACTTTTTCTTTAAGTTCGTCTGTAATGTTCAATCCAAGTGTAACCATTTGAAGTCCACCTGAATCAGCATGGATACTATGTACTGCATCGTGATATGGTTTAAATCTCTCACCAAAAGAATGTTCTGTATGTGCATTATAAAGTAATGAAAACTTATGACTGAATTGATCTTGTACTAATTTGTTTATTAGCATTGAAACAATACCAGTATTCGTATCATCAAGAGCAATATTAGGATTACTCAAACGCATGTAAGAGGTTCCTGATACTACATAATCTAAAGTATGTTTCATGTTATCTGTGTATATAATGCGTACACCAAGAGCATTAGAATAATTGTCAAAGCCCAAAAGATATATTGTATTGGGAATGAAGTGTATAGTATTTTGTTTATTAATTTTCTCATGTTTTTAATATCTCAATAAGTGTTTCTGCCTCAGCTTTAGCATCATCTAAAGCATTATGGTTATTTGATTTGGGTAAACGTTTATCTAAAACATTCATTAAAGTTCTTAAACAATAAATATCCCAAAACTTCCAAGGGTATTTGTCCCTGGCATCTCTGTTAGCATTCCAACCAGATAGTGTCATAGCGTTTTCCATTATAACAACATCAAAGTTGGCCCCTAGTCCCCAAATATTTCCTTCTTTAAAAAATGTAACGAATTTATCTATAGCTTCATCTAAAGGTAAAGGGTCTACTGTTAGTGCCTGTCTTGCTTGCATGTCTTGTTCTGCCCACCACTCTACTGTTAGTGGATCTATATGTAGGCCTGCTTCTTTACATGTCTTTGCATCTACATTCACATAAAACTCATCTACTATTTCTAAATTCTCAATAGCTACTGCACCAATTGATACAATAGCTGCATTGGATCTAGTAGAAAGTGTTTCTAAATCTAATACTACTTGTCTGCTATAAATGTCCACCGTTCATCTCCTGCAACTTAATGTTGTCCATGAACTCCTCTTTTAATGAAGGATTCGTTTTTAATTCACCTTTTAAAACTGTTGTCTGTGTGCTACTATTACTAGCTTTGATGCCTCTATTTTCACAACACCCATGTCTTGCCTTAATATAAACACCTACCGCCTTAGACTTTGTAAGTTTCTCAATTCTGTATGCTATCATTTCACATAATTCTTCTTGTAAGTGACCTCGTGATGCTAAATGCTGTGCCACTCTAGTATATTTAGACAGTCCAATTACTTCTTCTCCTGGCATACACGCCACATAACATACACCACTGACAGGTTGATGATGGTGTGAACACATACTCTTAATATCCATTCTAACTACAATCAATTGATCATACTTTCCATCATTAGGAAATGCTGTTATCCTAGGATCGTTATCATATCTACCACCCATGATTTCTAATATATACATTTTTGCTAAACGTCTAGCTGTGTCTATACTATTAGGATCATTTTGCCTATCAATAATTAATGTATCTAAAACACCTTCAAACTTTTCAGTCAGTTCATCTATTAAGTCTGACTTTTCAGTTGGACTAAGGTATTTTGATATGTTATCAGCTGCGTAATAGCGTTTACCGTCTACTTCCAGCCTCTGCCTTATTTTTTCACTTGTACTCATTTCTTCTCCCATGGAAATACTAACCATCTACTATCATTATAGAGTCTTTCGCCTTCAAAGTCAATACCCATGTCACCCTTTTTGGAGTAAAGTACAGCCCATTGACTTTCTGGAAAGACATTTCTAATTTGTTTTATTGTTAAACCACTATCACATATATCATCTACAAATAAAATATCGTTTGGATCTTCTGTTGACATTAATGCTACTGATAGGGTATCTTTATTGTGGCCATCTCTAGTTTGCCATTGTAAAGGTTCAAAAGGAATGTCTAATGCCTGGGATAATATAACTCCTGGAACAAGGCCGCCCCTGCTGATACCTACAATTTTTTTATAATTTCTCTCACTAATTCTTGCTGCTAAAAGGATACATATTTTGTGCATTTCCTTCCAACCTATATAAATTTTGTCTGTCATTTTGTAAACCACATTCTAATAGCGAAAACTCTAATAATTGCAATACATGTAAAACAACCTGTTAATAATATTGATACTGTAAAGGTTGATAAAGCTAATACATCAATAAAAAGATATAAAAGCATCACACTAATAGGCCAATTAATTACTAACCCTGTAAAAACTGTAACCAACGATTCTTTAAGTGCTTGCTTCTGTCTCTTATTCATAATTTAATTGCTAAAACCATTAGTATTGCTATCAATAAAATATTTGTTAAAAATATTTCAAAAGCAAGTATTGTATGATACCATACCCATCTGCTTTGATAGATTTCACTTTCCGTTGTGCCTCCTGCCTTTTTATCCATCCATTCTAATAATTTATTCTTCATCTATGTGCCCCATGCGTTACCAAATAATGTTATGTGTAGTCTAGGGCTAAACTTATACCCTGTTTGCATACATGCTTCAGCAACATCTCTTTCTGTTAATGTTTGTTGTTCTAATGTAGCTCCTTCTGGCATACAATAAACAGCGTCTAACTTAACTCCTGCTTCTGTATATGCCTGAACAAACTCATCTACTTCTTTAAAGTCATCCATATCTCTGACTACAAATTTATTATATAAATGACTGTTATAAACCTTCTGCATTCCTAATAAAACCTCTGGAACCAATGCATCAAACTGCTCTTCACCTGACAAACTTAATTTAGGTGATGTACTCCATGTCACATGTATATCCTCGCTTGTTTCATTAAAATAATCTATTAATTGTTGTTGTAAATCTTGTGTCCCGTTAGTTTCAAAAGTAACATTTTTTAAACCAACTCCTTTACACATCTCTAATAGGGCTGGCCAACACCTTTGCCAACCCAATAGAGGTTCTCCACCTGTTATGACTAAATGGATGTCGTTCGCCTCATCAAACCTGCCGTTAGGTAATAGTTTAACAATACGATCAAAAACTTCTTCTAGTGTCTCTGTTAATTGTAAATGTTTATATTTCATAGCCCAGCTCGCAGAACTATCACACCCTACAGGTGTAACAGGTAATTCTTCTATGGCTTTGTATGCTTCTGGGTGGTTTTTATCTGCCCTAGGATCTGTAAAGTATGGCATTTCCTCTACAGGTATTATGTTATCTCTTTCTTGTCCGAAACCTCTACATTCAAAGTTGCAACCAAAGACTCGTAAGAATATACTAGGAACACCTACGAATCTTCCTTCACCTTGTATGCTATAAAATACTTCCGAATATCTAAGTTTCATTATGTGATATTATATATGATCAAACAACCAATTGTCAATTACTTACTTGCCCGTTTTGCCTTTTCTTCTTCTTCCCTAATTTTTTTGTCTAAATATTTTGGACGACGTGGTGTAACCTTTTTACCTTCTTGGGCTTTATCTGCCTTTACATTGTCTGCTTCAAGCTGTTCAATAATTCCTCTCATATAACTAAGATATTCGTTGGAATGTTCTGAACCATCAGCGCCTTGTGCTAAAATTTGTTCTATATCTAGACTCTTAATGTATTTAAATTTAGTTTCCATTTGACGTTTCTCTTTTTGGATACGTCTAATGAAAGCGTAGTATGTGATTTGTGTAAAGTACGCAAAAGGGTTTTTAGATTTAGCTGGATCAAAGTTGTCCATATATGTAAGACAATTTTCAATACCATCTAGAATCATTTCATCTCTAAATGTGTAGTTTACAAAGTTTGATTTGAAGGCCAAGTGGTTTGCTATTTTAACAAAGCACTCACCTATATAGTTTGTGACTTGTGGTTTTGGTTCCCCACATGCCTCAGCTTCTAATCTCTTTTCTCTATACGCGCTTATCTTTTCAAGGAATTCCTTGTTGTTTATATAGTGAGCCGAGTTAGGGTCTCTCCTTTTTGCCATAATATACTCCTAATGTATTTTCTTTTCAAGAACAGCGTTAGCTAATTCCTCCAATAATTCTAAGTCTAATTCAGGTTCCTCTCTGGATTCTATAGGATCTTCTTCTATAAAGTCCCCTCTCCAGTCCGGTGTATTAAAATATATAGACTTAACCATTCTATAATAACCAGGAACAAAATTTTCTTGTAAGTTTGCTACTGTAATAACATTTCTTTTTTCTATAGAAAATATTTGCTCTTCTGATACTGCTATCCATGGACGTAAATTAATAGACTCTCCCAATATACCTTGTGGTGTAGGCATAATTTGTGGTACTAGCTCTATAGGATGTTCTATATTCACTACGTCATCTCCATAACTAATTTTGCCAACAAGAGTTGATCCATCCATTAGTTTAACGATACTTATTTGTTCAGACATTTATTTTAACCAATTTATAATTAAACCCTTCTTCGTTATAAAGTTTAATCCTTTCTATTAAATGATTTAATGTATAGTTCTTGTGAGACTTCCATGATAAATCGTCTCCAATATCAAACAAGTTACATACAACCTTTTTGTCTCCTTTACGAAGTCCTCTACCTATTGACTGTAAGTTTCTAATTCTACTTTTGCTTGGTGAGGCAAAGACAATATTATGTAGGTTCCTTATATTTATACCCGTAGAAAATGTGCCATATGAGGCAATTATAATTGCGTTTTCTTCTTTTTCTGTTAATGCTCTTATTTCTTCTCTAGTTTCTGTGTCAGTGCCTCCATGGACAAAGAACACAGAACGATCTTCATCTTTTAGCATGTTGTATAACACCTGTCCATGCTTTTCTACGAACTGAAATAGTAATAATGTATTGCCGTCTTGTGCTTTGGTTAGGTTTTTAATAATTTCATTACGTTCAGGGTTAGTAACAAGCCAATCTATCTCTTCTTGATATGTTTTCTTTTTCATATCTTTCTTTTCAGCATCTTTATAATTTAATGTACAACAAACAATTTTTAAGTTAGCTAATTGGTTATCATCCATTAATTTTTTAGTTGTAGTAACCTTATGTACTGGTCCAAATGTTCCTTCCAATACTAATTTATGAGTCTTTGTGCCGTCTAGTGTACCCGTAGTCCCGATCCTATAGGGTGTGTTAGTACATTTATTCATTAAAGTTGTAAGGGATTTAGCCTTAAATAAATGAGCCTCATCGCCATAGAATACATCAAAGTCTTTGAACCATGCTTTTGGATACTTGTATATTGATTGCCATGTACTAATAGTTATTGGCCATTCATTAGTCTTATCTTTGCCACCATATATTCTATGACAGTTTTCTGAAACTTTCCACGGGTCTGCACTAGCATAGTCCTCAAAATCACCATACATCTGTTCTACTAATGATGTTGTTGGTACTACAATAAGTTGCTTACGTCCTCTTGCTTGGTGATACCTTACAAGAGAATATATAATAAGAGACTTACCACTAGCAGTGGGAGAAAGAAGTAAAGATCTACCTTGTTTAATACAATGATCAACTGCGTCCCTCTGATAGTCCCTAATTTGAATCGCTTTTCCATTAGCATGTAACCTTAATGAGTCTGTTAATAATTTTACGTCTGTTTGTTCGCCAATTTTATCTATGTCTAATTCTATATCATATTCTAATGTGTTGGCAAACTCTTTTAAGTAAGGTAGTAACCCTACATATAATTCCTTGGTGTATAAACTATATAGTCTTGCTTTACCGTCCCACATTCTGTTTCTATATAGTGGCATAAACCTAGCGCCTGGAACATCAAAAGTAAAGAAGTCACATATCTCTTGATCAGTACTCATGTCTGTATCTATTTTTAAATATACTGAATCCTTTTGTCTTACTTTTATCAAAACTTTTTTTGCTCCAAAAAGGTCGTCATTTTTTTCTCACTATAAAAGGCCGTTAGTAAACTTGGTCCATTCAATAGCGTTTTTAATATCGAAGGAACGGCTATTTAAGGACCTCATAACACCCTCTAATAGGGTTATACAAGTGTCTATATACTCTACTTTATCTGTTAATGTTATAACATCTGGATCTGTATCTAAGAAGTCATTCATTTGATTATTTAAAGGAGCATTGCCTAGGTACTGATCCCAACCAAACTCATTAAGTTCTTGTTGAGTCAATTCTCCTCGATAATATCTCCACTTGAGACGTCTTAGGGTTAATAGGTTTGATTTGTTTTTTCGTAACTGTAATTTGAACGTGGATAACATACCTAAATACTTGGAATGTAGTTCTGGTATTTTAGTAGACTCTTGACCCAGATTTAACTCATCAATTTTGCAGTCTTCCTGCCACATTTCTTGTATTTCATTTAATTTAATCATAACATAAGTATAGAGTATTTCTAACTAAGAATCAAGTAATAATAATACCGTTATGCGCCGGAAACGTCAGTAATTG